AACCCCTTCGCCGTCGTCGAGCTGATCGACGCCGTCAACTAATCGAGGATCCAGCCATGCCCCTGAAAAAGACATTCAAGATCGACGACGACATCCAGTACCGCATCCAGCTCGCCGAGCGCGTCGAGGTGCTGGGTGTAAAGCTGGCGCCCGGACAACAGGACATCGTGGTCAGCGGCGCAGTGCTGAAGACCATCGCCGACAAGGTCGAAGATGCCGAGCCGGTTTGACAAATACCGCGTGAAGGACGGCCTCACTCGCATGGGCGAGGCGTTCTTCAACCCGGTGTTCCAGGACATCGACCTGCGCCTGTCCGGCCTCGAAGCCCTGCGTATCTCCTGGGACGATGCTGTGCGCGCCGTGTCGGCCTACGGCCTGGTGCGGCTGAACGAAGTGCTGGGGCCATCTCTGACTGACGCAGTCGAAAAGACAGACGAGATCGAGGCCAGCCGCGTTGCCGCGCTCGCCGCGCTCGCCGCGCTGGAGAGCGCGCTGGGCGGATTCGAGACCGGCGCATCGGCCGACATCGACGCGTGGAAAACCGCGCGTCTGGCCGAGCTTGAGGCCTGGCGCGCAGGCCTGACAGCCGAGCTGCCCGCGATCAATGCGCGCCTGACCGCCCTGGAGGAAAACGGCGCGCTCAGCATGGTGGCCTATGCCAACCGTGGCGACCTGCGAGCCGCCACACCTGCCGCCGGCGAGATGGTCGTGGTCGAGGGGCTGGGACTGTTCGTTTTCCATGCTGACAGCGACGAGCCAGACGACGACGAGAGCAGCTTCGCCACCGCCACCGGATGCTGGCTCATGGAGGCCGCGCATTGGGATGTCATCGACGCGTGGGCACTGCCGGACGACGACTACCGCGATGTTCGACTCGACGATATAGACACCCGCTGGCCAGGCCGGGTGCTCTACGGCACTGCAGCCTGTGCGATTACCTCTATTGGCACGACGAGCAGCGCCTCTTTCACCGGCACCGTGATAGGCGCTGCCGTGGGCGACCGTGTGGTGGCGACGCCGCCTGATCAGCTTGGCAACAGCGCCGCCAACACGGCGAAACTGGCCCACCACGCATGGATATCTGCTCCAGATACCGTGACCGTGATGCTGAGCAACGCCTCGGCATCATCGGCCACGCTCAACGAGGCCGTTCTCTCCCTCCTCTGGCCGATCGCCGTGTTCAAGGACGTTTAAGGATCCGCCATGCCCAGAATGACCATAAGAGCCAAGCGACTGCTGAACGCCGTGGCGCGAGCAACCATTACACCTCAACAGTTCGCGCAACTGGTGGGGGAGAGCGGCCGCACCGATGAGTTTATCGATCTGCTCGCTCGGGCCGGGCAAGCAGATTTGATCACGTCCAGCGCGCCGTCGCGGCTTGGCTGCGCGCTCGCCAGCAGTTTGTATACGCGGCTTGGTGCGGCCGGACGACCCTACACCGCAATTGCTGCCGACTCCGTTGCGATCGGAAAATATTGTGCCGGTCTGGCCGGACTGGTGCCGGGCGACTATGCGGATGTAACAGCCGTGGCCGCATCCGCCACCGCGATGGCCGCCGTGGCCGCATCCGCCACCGCGATGGCCGCCGTGATCGCATCCGCCACCGCGATGGCCGCCGTGATCGCATCCGCCACCGCGATGGCCGCCGTGGCCGCATCCGCCACCGCGATGGCCGCCGTGATCGCATCCGCCACCGCGATGGCCGCCGTGATCGCATCCGCCACCGCGAAAACGGCGATCTACAACTCCGACACAGCCATCACCGAGATTGCGGGATCAGCCACGGCACTGGCCGCGATTCGCGCCGCAGCGGGCTATTCGGTGCTGGCTACGGCCAACGCTGGCGGATCGCGTTCATGGCCTGGCGTCGCGGGCGGCACCTATCTGATCGTCGGCGTCAGCACCAGCGACGCGACAACCGGCCAGACGATTACGGTATCCACGCGCCGCGCCGGATCAACGCGCGCGAACACCAACACGACGGCCGTGGACAACGTGACGTTGACCACCGCGCTCGGCCCGATCTGCTGTCCGTGCGAAGGGCCTTTCACCGTGACGACAACCGACGGCAACAGCCAGACCATCTACCTCGGCGCGCTGCGCTGTGACGCATAAGGATTGCCATGCGACTACTGATACACAACGACCGCATCGCCGCCACCGCGACCGACGACTACGAGGGGCCGGACGCGTGGCTGCCCGAGCCGGAGGGTTTCGACGTACTGCGGCTGGCTGAGTACCGGCTGGTTGATGGGGCGCTGGTAATCCCGCCACCGCCGCCCGTGCAGTCCGTCTCCATGCGTCAGGCCCGCCTCGCGTTGTTGGGCGCGAACCTGCTCACCGATGTCAACGCCGCGCTGGCGGGCATGGCCGGGGTAGAGGGCGAGGCTGCTCGCATCGAGTGGGAGTACGCAACCGAAGTACGCCGTGACTCCGACCTGGTCTCTGGACTCTCCTCCGCACTTGGCCTCACGCCCGCACTGCTCGACGCCCTGTTCGAGACTGCCGCCACCCTATGATCGCCTACCTCTCCCGCATAGCCGCATGGCTGTCCCAGGGCATCAACTGCATCGTGTTCCTTGGCCATCACGACCAAACCATCAGCGCCCGCGTCTATGTCAACCGCGCGCGCTGGCCGCGCCTGTACCGGGCCCTCAACGCCATATTTTTCTGGCAGGACGATCACTGCTACGAAAGCCACATCGCGGATGTGCTGTTTGCGATGGATCTGGTGCTGGCAGGGAAGCCAGGACCAGCCCGCCCGACCTCACCCCACCTCACCCCACTCATCACCGAAGGAGCCATCGTGAAAAAACCTAACCTGAACGCCCAATACGCCCGTGCCGAATCGATCACCGACCGGGTTTGTTATGGCTGGCCGCGCGATCGTGGACCGCCGCGATCGTGGCTGTGGCGCTGCTGGCCGTGGCCGTGGCGATGTATGCCTGGTGAAAACAACCGTTAACCGCTGCCATCGCGCACGCGTAATGGCCATCATTGCTGCACCTACTGAAGGAGACCTCCATCATGGCTGTTGATTACCACCACGGCGTGCGCGTCATCGAAGCGAGCGACGGCGTCCGCCCCATCCGCACCATCTCCACCGCCGTCATCGGTATTGTCGTTACCGCTGACGACGCCGATGCCGTCGCGTTCCCGCTCGATACGCCGGTGCTGGTCACCAGCATCAACGCCGCCATCGGCAAGGCAGGCGTGCTGGGCACGCTGAAACCCACGCTCACCGCGATCGCAGACGAGGGCAACGCCATGTGCGTAATCGTGCGCGTGGCCGACGGCGAAGGCATCGACGATGCCGCCAAGCAGGTCGACCAGGACGCCAAGGTGGTCGGCACCGTCACCGCCGGCGGCAGCTACACCGGCATGAAAGCCCTGCTCACCGCCAAGGCCGTGCTCGGCATCAAGCCGCGCATCCTCGCCTGCCCCGGCCTCGACACCCTGCCGGTGGCCACTGCCCTCGCCGGCATCGCCCAGCAGCTGCGCGGCTTTGCCTACGTGCACGCCAACGGCGCCGCCACCAAGGAAGACGCCAACACCTACCGCGAGAACTTCGGCCAGCGCGAAATCATGGTGCTGTGGCCGGAGTGGAAAAACGGCGCGTCGATCGTCGCCCCAACCGCCAAGGCAGTCGGCCTGCGCGCCAAGCTCGATGAGCAGATCGGCTGGCACAAGACCCTGTCCAACATGCCGATCAACGGCGTTACCGGCATCAGCAAAGACGTGTTCTGGGATCTGCAGGATCCCGCTACAGACGCCGGCTACCTCAACGCCAACGAAGTCACCACGATGATTCGTGAGGGCGGCTTCCGCTTCTGGGGCAGCCGCACCTGCTCGATCGATCCGCTGTTCTCGTTTGAAAACTACACCCGCACCGCCCAAGTGCTGGCCGACACCATCGCCGAGGCGCACCTGTGGGCCGTGGATCGTCCGCTCAACCCCAGCCTGGCGCGCGACATCATCGAGGGCATCAACGCCAAATTCCGCGAGCTGAAAGCCCTGGGCTACATCATCGACGGTCAGGCCTGGTACGACCCAGACGCCAACAGCCCCGTCACGCTCAAAGACGGCAAGCTCTACATCGGCTACGACTACACGCCCGTGCCGCCGCTGGAGAACCTGCTCTTCACGCAGAAGATCACCGACCGCTACCTGGTCGATTTCGCCGCCGCCATCGGCGCCTGATCGCTAACCTCACCCTACTCAGGAGAACGTCATGGCCCTGCCTAGCACCCTCAAAAACTTCAACCTTTTTAACGAAGGCAGCAGCTACATGGGCGTTGCCGAAGAGGTCAAACTGCCGAAGCTGTCGCGCAAGATGGACGAGTTCCGCGGCGGCGGCATGAACGGCCCGGTCAGCATCGACCTCGGCCAGGAAAAGCTCGAAATGGAATTCGTCTGCGGCGGCATCGTGCGCCAGGTGTTCGAGCAATACGGCGCGACGAAAGTCGACGGCGTCATGCTGCGCTTCGCAGGCGCCTACCAGCGCGACGACACCGGCGAAGTGCAGGCGGTCGAAGTGGTGGTGCGCGGACGCCATAGCGAGATCGACCCCGGCGACAGCAAAGCTGGCGATCGCGGCAAGCTCACCGTCAAAAGCGCCGTCAGCTATTACAAGCTCAGCATCGACGGCGACACCGTGATCGAGATCGACCTGCTCAACATGGTCGAAAACGTCAACGGCGTCGACATGCTGGCCGAGCAGCGCAAAGCCATCGGCCTGGCGTAAGGAGAGACCATGACCAAACCCATCACCCTCGACACGCCCATCAAACGCGGCGACAACGACATCGCCACGATCAGCCTGCGCAAACCAGCCGCCGGCGAGCTGCGCGGCGTAACCCTCACCGACCTGCTGCAGATGGACGTGGCGGCGCTCACCAAAGTCATTCCGCGCATCAGCGAACCGTCGCTGACCGAAACCGAAGTCGCGCGCATGGA